AGTATACGTAGGTGATAAAGTATTATTACCGCATGGTGGAATGAATATTCAAAAAATTAAATTAGATGATACTGAATATTTCTTATGTAGAGAAATGGATTTATTAATGGTTATAAAATAAAATAATATGGCACAAATTTTAGGAGCAGGTGGTCAACCAATTGGTGGACAAAATGATGAAGTTGAAATCCCATTAGAAAAAACAACATCAATCGCATGTAACAAATGTGGTGGTGAAGTTTTTGTACAAGGATTTGGATTTAGAAAAATATCTAAGTTATTAACAGGTAAACCAAAGGATGAAGTCCTACCAGTAGAATTATTTCTATGTGGTGAATGTGGTGAGGTACTTAATGAAGTACTACCTCCTGGTTTAAAAGTAGAACAAGAATAATGGCGAAATCACTATTCGACCATATAAAGGCAATTACAACCGAACAAGACCCAAAATATTGGGATAAGTTGGATGATGCTGATAAAAAGACTTGGTCTAATTATATGGTACATCGTTTCATCTCAATGAACCCAGATTGGATATCTGTTATTTCAGAGATACAACCTTATACTGAAATATTAGAACCCAAGCAATTATATCTAGCACTAATTGGTATTATCCCAAAAGGGAAATATTACCTTAGATATGTAAAAGGTAAGAAAGAAGATACCTACGAAAAATGGTTAGTTGAATTGGTTGCAAAGGATTATCAATGTTCTACAAAACAGGCTGAAGAGTATTTAGAAATCTTATATTCAACAAAAGAAGGTAGGGAACATATTAAGTATACATGTGAGAGGTATGGAATCGAATCAAAAGAAATTACAAAATTAAAATTAAAAATATAGTTGGTAATATCGAATAATTTTCGTATCTTTACAGTATAAAAAAACAAATAATGGCAAGAGTAAGTTATAGTCAATATGGAATGTGGACAAGTTGTCAACAACAATTCAAACTAAGTTATATAGATAAATTAGGTGAATCATCTGCAAACATCCATACAATCTTTGGTTCGGCAATGCACGAAACCATTCAACATTTTCTTTCCGTTATGTATGGGGTATCCAAAAAACAGGCACTTCTATTAGATGTAGAGGGTATGTTAAAGGAAAAGTTAGTAGAACATTTTACTACTGAAAAGGCTAAAATGACTGAAGGTACTCCATGTACTCAAATTGAATTAGAGGAATTCTTTGGCGATGGTAGACAAATTCTACATTATTTTAAAACTAAGTTAGATAAACTTTATACTAAAAGTGGGTTTGAATTAGTTTCAATTGAGTTACCCCTAAACGCAGAAGTAAGACCGGGGGTTAATTTTGTTGGGTTTATTGATATCGTATTGAAGGAAGTATCAAGTGGTAAAATTATCATCATTGATTTAAAAACATCAACACGAGGTTGGAATCAATATCAAAAAGCAGATAAGGTTAAAACATCTCAGATGCTTCTATATAAGAAGTTTTATTCAGAAAAGTATAATGTTCCATTAGATAAGATTGAGGTTGAATACCAAATCCTAAAAAGAAAGATATCAGATACGACTGAATTCACAATACCACGTATATCTAAATTTGTTCCAGCCAATGGAAAACCATCAGTCAATGCAGCTTGGAAAGGATTTATGGAGTTTGTTGACTCCGTATATAATGAAGAAGGTGTAGTAAAACAAGTTGATTTCCCTACCAATAAATCAAAATCTTGTGATTGGTGTGAATTCAAAACCCGAAAAATTTGTCCTATTTGGTCATAAATTTTATCTTTTTTATATTTGTATATATTTATATACATAACAAAAAAAAGGAGAGTTATGACAAATACAAAACTGACTACGGTCAAAATCGTAAAAGATGTTTATTCAAAATTCAAACAATTATCGTTTGAATCAAACATCACACTACAAAAATTAGTTAATCGTTCTTTAAACAAATACATTGAAGACGAAACATTTAGAACTCAGATTAATGAGTATTCAGAATTACACGCAAGTGGTTCACAATTTTAATTTTTAATTTTAAGTAAATGACAGAAGTAAGAAAGAAAAAGAAAATTCTTTTATTATCCGATGATTTCAGAATGTCCTCTGGTATAGCAACTGTATCAAAAGAATTAATTTTTGGTACATTGGATAAGTACCATTGGATACAATTAGGTGCAGCAGTAGAACATCCTGAAAAAGGCAAAGAAATTGATTTAGGTGATGATGCTAGAAAAATTAGTGGTGTATTTGATGCTTCAGTTAAAATCGTTCCGTGGAGTGGTTATGGCGATGCTGATATTTTACGCGAGTTAATAATGAGACATCAACCTGATGCAATCTTACACTTTACCGACCCTCGTTATTGGAGATGGTTGTATGATATGGAAGCAGAATTACGTGAAAACGTACCTATTTTCTTTTATCATATTTGGGATGATTTACCAGACCCTCAATATAATAGAGATTATTATGAGAGTTGTGATTGGTTAGGATGTATTTCTAAACAAACATATGGTATTGTACGAAGAGTAGGACAAAGAACTGATTCACCAACATTCAAACCCCTTGAAGATTGGCAAGTATCATATGTACCGCATGGTATTAACTCAAATACCTTCAAACCTGCTGAAGTACCTGATGAATTCCGTAAAAGAGTATTAGGTGATAAAGATTATAAATTTGTCCTATTTTGGATGAATCGTAATATCAAACGAAAACAACCATCCGATGTCATTTGGGCATATAAACGCTTTGTAGATTCTTTACCAATTGAAGATAGAGATAAGACTTGCCTAATTATGCATACCCAAGCGGTTGACCAAAACGGAACGGATTTGTTTAAAGTAAAGGAAACCATTTGTCCTGATTACGAAGTTAAGTTCTCAGAAACTAGAATTTCACAAGAGGAATTAAATTGGTATTATAACTTATCAGATGTTACTATTAACATTGCAGGTAACGAAGGATTTGGATTAACAACTGCAGAATCAGTAATGGCCGGAACTCCTATTATTGTAAACGTTACGGGTGGATTACAAGACCAATGTGCATTTACATTAGATGGTAAAGAATTAACGGCAGAAGATTATGTGAAAATTGGTTCGGTACATGATTGGAGAGTATGGGCAGATAAGTTAGGACACGGAGAATGGGTTAAACCAGTATTCAGTAAAGTTCAAACACTTGTAGGTTCAGTTCCAACGCCATATATTATTGATGATAAGGTTGATATTTACGAAGTTGCTGATGCAATGAAGTATTGGTATGATATTCCTAAGAAAGACCGTAAAAAGAGAGGTTTAGCGGGCAGGGAATGGATGTTAAACGAAGGTGGATTAAATCATACAAATATGTGTAAAACTCTTTCTGATGGTATGGAAACAGCTTTCCAAAATTGGAGACCTAAAGATAGATTTGGATTATATAAATTAAAATAATATGAAAGTTAATATAAAAAGGTTACAAGAAAATGCAATACTCCCATTTTACGCAAAAGAAAGTGATGCGGGTATGGATTTGGTAGCAACATCAATTAAAGAGAATACTACATTTCAAATAACATACGGATTGGGTATAGCATTAGAAATACCAGATGGGTTTATGGGTTTAATTTTCCCGCGTTCATCTATTAGAAATACGGAACTTATTTTAAGTAATTCAGTTGGAGTAGTTGATGCTGGATATAGAGGAGAACTTCAAGCAACATTCGTTAAATCTAATGGACTTGATTCCCTAGCATATAAAGTGGGAGATAGAGTGTGTCAACTTATAATCATACCACACCCAATCGTAGAATGGACAGAAGTAAATGAATTAAATAATACCGAAAGAGGAGCCGGAGGTTTCGGTTCAACAGGAAAATAAAAAATAAAATATGAGCAAACCATTATTAGTATTTCAAGCACCAGTTTTTACAAGGAGTGGATATGGTGACCATAGTAGAGATTTACTTCAGAGTTTATTTGATTTGGATAAATATGATGTGAAAGTAGTACCAACTCGTTGGGGTTCTACACCACAAAATCAACTCGATGGTGTGAGTGAATTTAGTAAAAAAGTATTGAGTAGTGTCATTACAACGTTAGATAGAGAACCGGATGTATATATTCAGGTTACAGTTGCTAATGAATTTAAAAAAATGGGTAAATACAATATTGGTATTACCGCAGGAGTTGAAACTACTTTAGCACCAAAGGATTTTATTGATGGTTGTAATAGAATGGATTTAGTTTTAGTACCATCTAACTTTACAAAAGAGGTATTACAAAAAACTTCGTTTTCTGAAGTGGATAAAGCATCAGGTCAAAAAATTAGAGATATAAGTGTTCAAACTCCAATTGAAGTTCTTTTCGAAGGAGTTGATTTAGATATTTTTTTAAATAGAACTAATCAAGAAACTGATGTTCTTATTAATACTGAAAAATTAGATAAAAAAATTGAAACTGATTTTAATTTCTTATTTGTAGGTCATTGGTTGAGTGGAGATTTAGGACAAGACAGAAAAGATGTAGGAATGTTAATTAAAACATTTTGTACTATTTTTAAATCCGTTCCAAAAAATAAACAACCCGGTTTGATATTAAAAATATCTATGGCTGGATTTAGTATTATCGATAGAGAAGAGATTAGTGAAAAAATTAAAACCATAACAAAAGAATATGGTGAAAACTGTCCACCTATTTATTTATTATTTGGAGATATGAAACCAAGCGAAATAGCAAATTTATATCATCATCCAAAAGTAAAGGCTATGATATCATTTACTAAGGGTGAAGGGTATGGTAGGCCACTTGCAGAGTTTGCTACAACGGGTAAACCTATTATAGTTTCAAAATGGAGTGGATTGACTGATTTTTTACCTGAAACTAATACTATTTATTTGGATGGAGAATTAACAAATGTCCACCCATCAGCAGCAAACCAATTCTTAATGGCAGAATCACAATGGTTTTCCGTAAATTATTCAACTGCAGCACAAAAAATAATGGATGTGTTTAAAAATTATAATAAATATTCAGATACTTCGAAGGGATTACAAACAAATATTAAAAATAATTTCTCACTAGAAAAAATGACAGAAGTTTTTGGTAATTTACTTAACAAATATGTTAAAGTTGCAAGTCATGTTCAATTGAAATTACCTCAGTTAAACTTACCAAAGATAACTAAATTATAAAATGCAATTTTATACCAACCAATATAAAGAAATATTAAAACCGGAACGAAGAATTAGTAAATCACTAATTTTACCTAGAAACGTTTATCGTATTTCTACATATGTTGATGGTGTACCACCGACAAAAGTTGGGATGGAAAGTAGATATGTATTTGTAATTGGTAAAATTGATAACAAAATTCATTGTCTTTTATTGAATCACGTCTTACCTGCTAATTTTATTACATTTTTAAATAAACTTAGAGATAAAACAAAACCAATTGAAAAAGACCAACCCTTAAGCGAATTACTTAAACTAATGGCTAAAGATGGACAACAATTATTTGAAACACATGTAAAAAGAAATAGAACAATCTATTCACATAAATTAGACAATTATAGAACTTACTTTTTAGATAAAATTCAAAATGTTTGGGAAATCAGATTTGAAGATGGATTTTTACAAGAAATATTTAAAGAAGGAAATACTGCTTCTGATAGACGAGAAGTTATTAAAAAAGAAATAAACGAAAAAGATGGCTAGTATAAGTTACGCAGTTACCGTTTGTAATGA